ATGACTAAAAAAGAGGTGCGACAATTTTCACTTATGAAGGCAATCAATGCTTTGGCAAATCCTTCTGATAGAAAAGCGCAAAGAGATGCAGAGTTTGAATTTGAATGTTCAGAACAAGCATCAAAACACTATGGCAGAACTGCACAAGGTATTATGTTACCACCTGAAGTTATGGCTAATTGGAACACTAGGGATTTAAATGCATCTGACGATGCTGGTCTTATTGGACAAGACTTCAGACCTGAAAGTTTCATTGACGTACTCAGAAACGCTTCTGCTGTAATGCCATTAGCTACAAATCTTAATGGCTTAACAGGTGATGTTAAGATTCCTAAGAAAACATCTGCCGCTTCTGCCGCTTTTATTAGTTCAGAAGGTGGTGCTTCAGGTGAATCTGAAATGGTAATAGGTTCTGTTACTATGACTCCAAAAACTGTTGGCGTACACACAGACGTTACTCGTCAATTAATGCTTCAATCATCTTTAGATGTTGAAAACTTAATTCGTGATGATTTAGCTAAATCAATGGCAATTGCAATTGATGATGGTGCTTTAGAAGGTAGTGGTTCAAGCGGAAATCCAAGAGGTATTACTAATACTTCAGGAATTAATACTGTTTCTTTAAGTAGTGCTGCTGCACCAACTTTCGCAGAAATGGTTTCTATTGAAACTGCTGTAGCTGTTGATAATGCTTTAGTAGGCGATTTAGCTTATATTATTAATCCTACTAACTTTGGTACTTTGAAAACAACTGCTAAAGATTCAGGTAGTGGTTTATTTGTTGCAGAAAATGGGCAAGTAAATGGTTATCCTGTAGTAGTTTCTAATCAATTGACTGCTAACAACTATGTGTTCGGTAACTTCAATGACCTATTAATTGGGTTCTTTGGTGGTTTAGATATAACTGTTGATCCTTTCACTAACTCTACTTCAGGTACAGTTAGAATCGTTGCTCTACAATCAGTAGATGTAGCTGTAAGACACGCAGTTTCATTCTGTAACGCAAGTTAATAGATGGTATTAACAACTGAAAAGGCAGTAGGGGTTTTCTCTACTGCCCTTTCAAAAAACAAGGAAAGTAAAATGAAAGTTTTAATTCTTAGAGATACAGTTGCTGATGGTAAAAAAGTTTCTGCTGGTGATGTTGTTGAAATAGATAACGATACCGCTAATACTTTGATTAGTTATGGCAAAGCGGAAGCATCCGATGGCAAAGTATCTGAAAAAAAAGATAGAAGTGTAGGCTTAGAAAAATCAGAAGTTAAAGTCAAAAGGAGAAAGGGAAAGTAAATGGCTTTAGAATTTGATGCTGATTTTGATGGCTACTTTGATGATTCTTATGGACATGGTGTGTCTGCTACATATACTCCATCAGGCGGTTCAGGATCAACTATCAAGGTTATCCTTGAAGATGAATATTTATCAGTAGATGGTTTAACTGTAGGAGTTGAAGGCAGTACACCTGTCGCATATTGCAAAACCAAAGATGTATCTTCTGCAAGTCATGGTGATACTTTGGCTTTTTCAGCACAAACTGATTTGGATGGTAATACTCTAAAAGGCGCAAAAACTTATTCTGTTGTAAATGTGCAACCTGACAATACAGGCATTACAGCTTTGATATTACAAGAACAATAATGGCTAATCACATCAGACAACAAATAAGAGAAAGAGTAGGTACAACCTTAACAGGTTTAACTACTACAGGATCAAATGTTTTTCAAAGCAGAGTTTATAATTTAGAAGATTCTAAGTTACCAGCAATAATTATTTATACAAAATCTGAAGATTCAGAATTACTAGAAATGGGTTCAACAAGAACATTACAAAGGAATCTATCTCTAGTAGTTGAAGCGTATGTGAAAGCAAATAGTAATTATGACGATACTATTGATACGATTGCAAAAGAAGTTGAAGCGGCTATGGGTGCTGACGTAACTCATAACGATTTAGCAAGAGATTCTTTCCTAGACTCAACAGAAATCAATTATAATGGCGAAGGCGAACAACCAATTGCTGTTATGACTATGGTTTATAATATAATTTATTTAACAACAGAAACAACAGCAGATGTTGCATTGTGAGGTTTTTTATTATGGATAAAAATGTAATGATTTCTCCTGATGGCAAAAGCAAAGTAACTGTTTTTGACTCAGAAGTTGAAAATCTGAAAGCAAATGGGTGGACTCTTGAAGGAGAGTCTAAAATTAAAACAAAATCTAAAGAGGATTAATAATGGCGGTATTTACAGGTAAAGCTGGTGTAGTACAGACAGGCAGTAATGCTTTAGCAGAAGTTAGGTCTTACAGTATCACTCAAACAGGTGACACTACAGAATCTACTTCTATGGGTGACTCAGCAAAGACATTTGAAGCTACTCTTACTGAATTTTCAGGATCAGTCGATGTATTTTTTGATGATACTGATACTTCAGGTCAGGTTTCTTTAACTATAGGTTCTTCATTTACTTTGAATCTAGCACCTGAAGGAACAGGAAGTGGCGCATACAAATTGTCAGGTAGTGCTATCGTAACAGATATTACTAGGACTGCGGCTCATGATGGACTTGTTGAAATGACTATTGCATTTCAAGGAACAGGTGCATT